TTTAACCGTAGTTTCAAGACCACTCATTCTATTCTCCACAGCAGTGTCTCGTTCTCTTTGGGTAGCAAGTTCTACTTCAATCTTTGTTAGACGCTCTTCATCTTTATCTAATCGATCAGCAAACTTTTTTACTATCCAACCAAAGACACCAATTATAATCGCCAGTGCAGTGTCAAGAAAATGTGATATTGTTTCAGTCATTACATCTTATCCTATTACTACTACTTTTAAAAATTGAGATGTATAGTTAGCAGTGGACGCAAGCCCAGAGGTTGCTAAGTCGGGATAACCGTTTGCTAACTGAAGAGTAAAACTATTACCATTAATTAAATCAGTAATAGCGTAACCTGTATGTCCAGCTGAAGACGCACTAGCTACAGGTACTAACTGAGCACCTGTATCACTAGCTGATGAATTAACATAAACCGCAACAGTTAAATCTGTACTTCCTAAATTATGTGTAATCGTGTGCGTACTGCCATTTGCTACTGTTACCGCTCCGTACGAATTATTCCAACCCGTAGTGTACTTAGATACCGCACTACCACTAGCAGCAGCTGTAATTAATCCTTTAGCATTTACTGTAATATCAGCGTTAGTAAAAGAGCCTATATTACTATTAACAGCAGCAAGAGTTAAAATAGTATCTCCTGTAACATCTCCTGTGTGTGTGGCATTAGTAACCTTAGCTGTGTTAGCTACAACAGTAGAGTTATTAGCTACTTCAGTATCAAAGCCAAAAATGTTAACAGCAGCGTGAGTATGTGAAGCAGGAGCAAAAGTACCTAAAGATACATAAGCAGCAGTACCTAAAGATACTGTAGTAGCAAAATCTGTAGCCTCTAGACCGTCTAACAAGTCAGCATCTAATTCACTACCTGTACCGTCTACTGTTTTTAAAGAATTAAGTATTTCGTTTGCTGTAGGAGCACCACTAGAACCTGTAGCAGCAGCTGTAATCCTTCCTTGTTGGTCTACCGTTATATCAGCGTTAGTGTAAGAACCTGGAGTAACAGCAGTGTGTGCAAGCTTGTCAGCATTGACAGCATCATCAGCAATGTTAGCAGTTCCTATTGGACCACCTGCAACACCTGTCGCTAGAGTTGTAGCAATCTGAGCATCAACATAAGATTTGTTAGTGGCATCAGCAGTTGATGTGGGAGTAGCTAGACCTGTTATCTTATTGTCCCCCATAGCTAACGCACCAGTCATAGAATCACCAGTCTTATTAACTTGGTCAGCATCTCCTGCATCTACATATTGTTTAGTAGCAGAGTGTAAAGCACTGGAAGGATCAGCATTAAGAACCAAAGGACCAGTCATCGTATCCCCTGCCTTAGCTACCTTCAAAGCGTCACCAGCAATCCTGGCAGTCTCTTCAGCGTCTACATCTGCAATCCTAGCTATTCTTTCAGTAGTAACCTCAGTATCAACATAGTTCTTAGTAGCAGCATCCTGTGCAAGAGTAGGATCAGCAAGGTCAACTATCTTAGCTAAGTCAGCTTCAAAGTTACCTGCACTGTTCTTAGTCATTACATTCTTACCACTACCTTCTTCTATCTCTTCGTTAAGATATAAGTTGTGTAAGTAAGCACGGTCTAGTTCTACTTCAGTAAGTACACTACCATTCTCAAAGTCTACTAGAGCAGTATTAGATGCACTGTCTCTTTTAATTCTTATCCTGTCAGCTGAAGCAGGTGCAGATACAAACCTGATAAGCTTAGAAGGAGAGGTTACTATTGTATAGTCTGTGGTTAAAGTTTTAGTAACAAAAGCACCACCTGGTACACTCGCTTGATCTACTTGTACAACAATGTGAGAGTCATCAAGATAAGGAAATGAAAAAGCGAAATCTTTGTTGTCAGTACCTGTTCCGTCAGCACCTGTGTAATCTACGAATGTATTAGCCATGGTAATATATTATTAATTTGTTTGTTGTAAAAGTTCAAGCACTATTGATTAGGTAGAGATATATCAGCCATACCTCTTACATCTCTTGTAGGTTCTTGTATAAGTGATACCTCTCCTGTTATAATATCTAACCAAGAGTTGCCTTCAGAGTTAGTGTAGCTTTTAAGTTTTTTATTTTTTCTAATCTCTTTCCAGGCTTTATTCCTGTGCTTATCTAAAATAGCCGAAACCAAACTCGCTCTTGTATGAGGTGCATCTGTAACCTCGAAGTTAGGAGCATCTTTATACTTCTTACTTTTTATTAATTTTTCCAATGATTTTCTTAAAGTCTTACCGCTTATTTTGATTTTTGACATTTCTTCCATCCATTCATCCTGTAAAGATAATCCTGTTTTAGGGTCTCTATAATCACGAGTATCTATACGCTGTACTTCTGTTCTGTAAAAACTTTGTCTTCCCCCTACATCTTCTCTTATATTAGCAAGTTCCGTCATTAAGTCGTCACGCTCATCTTTTGCGAAATAAACAGGACTCAACACGCCCCAAGCACCTTCCATCTGCCATTGTCTCTCTACCTTTTCCCCTAATAGATTTCTTGCATATAACCCTGGAAATTTACCAAAAGACCTTTCCATAAGCTTATCACGAAAACCGTGGGCTTTAGTTTGAAACTCTTGGTTCATTTGGTTTAAATCTCTTATTATTGTAGGACTTAAAGAAGAAAGGAAATCTACAGCTACGCTTTCAGCATTGAAATCACCTGCTCGTTTATCCAATAAACCAAAGAAAGATTTAAGACCTCTTAGGAAATACTTATCTGAAAAGTTACTAACAAAAGATGCTCTTAATACATTATACCATTGAAGGTCATCATTAGTTAACCCTTCCCCTGACATCATCAGATAATGAGTTAAATCAGCATGAACTGATACCAAAGTAGAAAAAGGTTCAAACCTACTGTAATCAATTTTATGACCTCCAATATAAATAGTGTTTGGTCTCCAACCTGCGTCTCTTAACCTAGCTTTTTGATCGTCACTTAAATGAGCACCGCTGCCTGTTATATTACCTGTGGATATAGCAGTAGTAATACCTATACCTAACACTGCACTTGAGATACCGTTCGCTGTAGCTTCTGCTTTTTCTTCTGCATTCTTTAAAATAAGGTCTCTTCTTTCTTGAAATAAACTTTCCTGAGCATCTTCTATTTCTTTTATTTGATCCTTGCTTATAGGTTTGGCTTTTATTGCGTCCGTGTTAGATATTATAGTTTTTTCTACTCGTTCAAGTTCTCTCGCTGTTTTTGAAAAACCTAAAGAAACTCTTGCCCAATTAAATTGTGCCAAAACTGGTAAGTTATCTACCGTCCATTGAGCAATAGCAGTAGGTGTTTTTATAAAAGGGACAAATAATCTAGCTGCTATTTTAAAAGGATTTCTGTAAGCACTTTCTCCTGATCGACTCCACCTGGCAAAATCTCGTGCAATTTGTGAGATGACTTTATCCGCATATTCCTGTTGATATACCATTGAAAAACCTAATTCAGACACCTCATTAAATTCTTCATTCTTAGCCCAAGTAAGTACATCCCCTTCTCTTTTTAATGCTTCTTGCATTCTTTCTTTAGTGAACTTTTCTAATGCTTCTCCTTCTAGGTTTCTCAATAAACCTTCTTGTAGAGACTGTGAGCGTAAAGCTCTCATTGTACCTAAAAATATAAAAGGTTGATCGAACATTCCCATTGCTCTAAAACTAACAGAAAATAAAGGGTCTAACGCTTTGCCTATCCTTGTGGTAGGTTCTCCTTCAACGATCTCTTCTAAAAACTTTCTTAACCTTGTTCTATTTCGTTCATCATCTACTCCGTATTTATTAACAAGATTTTGTAAATTTTCTTTATTTTTAAAGTTTAGTTTTATTGGTCCTTTTTTAAGTTCAGCTACTTCATCAGTTTTTGTTTTAGCTATTAAATCTTCCTCATGTCTTCTGAAAGCTTTTGCGTTAAAAGCACCATGACCATTCTGCTTCCATGTCGCCTTTAACACATTCATCAAGTCCCCCCAGTTGTTAATATATTCACTAGTTGCAGTCAATTCTTGTAAAGCTATTTTCATTGCACTTACTTCAGGACCATAACCTTTAATACCTTTCCTTTGTAAATCTTTAACTTCGTTATAACGCTTCAACATTTGCTTGAAAGGTTGATAACCCATATTAAAACCAGCAGAGAGAAGTCCTACAGTCCAAGTCCTAACACTAAATAATAGGGAGTTTAACCTAAACTTTTCAGATGCCCTAAGGAACAATTCAAAATTCCCTATTTCTTCCATCCCAAAAGCATCCATTTTGCCTAGCGATTGTAAAAACTCTTTAACAAATTCGTTGTAAGCCGCTACTTCTTCTTGTTTTAGTTTATCGGTTAGTATCTTTTTAGAAGCTTTGGCTTGCTCTTTTAGTCTTTTTATATCCTCAGGTACTAATTGTGACTTCTTAGCTGTAACTCCAAGATACTCTTTAATCTCAGCTATACTCTTGTCAGCCATCTCATCTAACTCTTCTATGGAATGTTTTAGTGAGTATTTTTGATATATTTCTTTAGATATAAAGTTACCTAAAATCTTTTCACGCATAGCTGTAACTGTGTTACCTAGTTCAGCCCTGACCATATCAATTAATACTTGTTTCTCTTGATAACCTAAATTTGTTATTCTACTAGATATATCAGATATTACATTATCTACTAAATCTTTTTCAGTACCTTTTTTTACAGCATCTTTTATTTTATTTGTTATGTTATCAACTTCTTCTTTTAAAACTTTTTCAACTAATGTATTTCTTTGCGGTAAAGCTTCTAAGAATCTTTTTCCTTGTACTCCGTTTTTTAAATCAGTTAATATTCTACTAGCGTTAGCCGCTGCACTTGGTTCTAAACCTGTAGCTTCTGAAATATCTTTGATTATAACATCAATAGATTCTTTATATTTCTCAGGATTAGCTAAGATGTCCTGTAAGTTATCTATTGTTTGATTTACTTTTTTAAGTATAGGTTTACTAGGAGCTACTGCATCCTTTAAGTTTTTAGTTACTGTATCAGAAAACATATCTAATGCAGCTTTATTCGTGTTCTTACTTAACCTTAAAGTTTTTACTACTTGATCTGATATTCTATTTTTGTAGTTACTCCAAATGCTATCTACACTTTCATCTACCACTGAATCAAATTCCTTTTCAACAGTACCCTTTAGATCGCCTGTTTTAGATAATTCATCTGCACTGCCCAATTCTCTTTTAAGATTACTTAGTAACTTTTCGTTGGTTAATTTACCTCCCTTAACTCCTCCTACTAAATCTAATAATCTATCTATAGACTCTAACTGCTTTTGAACAGCAGGT